TGTTACGGATCAGAGGCTACGTCGGTTGTTGATGACAACACATGGAATTACCTGCATCTAAATCCACCGGTCAATCAAAACGAGACAGGATTACAGGAGGCGTGTGACTGGGCCAGAGCAAAAGGAAAGGGATTTGGAATCAGTGAGTGGGGCATTCAGTATGTTTCGGAAGGCAGCTTGCCTGCGTCAAAGCATCCTGCGTATTTCCTAACCAAGATGTTCAATTTCCTCAACGACAACAAAGACATCGTGTGGTGGGACGGCTACCTTGTTAGTTCGTCTACCAACATGGCTACACGGACGAATGTTACATACCAGTATCCCCCGACGACCGGGCCAGTATTCAACGCGGCGCAAACGTATAAGACACTCTGGGGATAACAAATGGCGTCATTTGCAGAAAAATTTGCTAGTGGCGTATACACGGTCAACACCGCTCATGCGAAGTGTCCAGACCATCTATACCTGATAGACGAGGCTTCCGGTTCCACGCTGACGGATCGCGGCAAGACCGGAGGGCTCAACCTCACGATCACGAACGCGACTTGGGGCACGGACGACCTCACCGCAGGGGGCGGCACGTCTCCGATACTGACGTTTGATGGCACAGGCGACTATGCACGCTCGGCCACGAACCTGACCCTAGCGGGGGGCGGGACAACGCTCGGTAATGTGCTGATTGTGGCTATTTTCAAGACGACGAATGCCACGCCGCCTAGTGGTAACCAGCACATCGTTGCTCTCGGCAAAAATGACAACAGTACCGATTTCATAGTGCTGCGCGGACGAATTACGGACGGGTATTTGACAGGCGTATACGACGACAGCGCCATCGCCGCTGCCTCACGCGCTAACTCTGCGTCGATTTATGATCAGGCATGGCACATGGGCGCTGCGCGGATAGTCGAGACGACATCAACTAATATACAGGCTGGTATATCGCTCGACGGCAGTGCGTGGGCTACGACGAGTTATACGATTACCGCAGACGCCGCCCTGTGGAACATGAATCGTATCTGTATTGGCGACTCGGCGGGATCATCGCTCGGCAACGAGTTCAACGGGAAAATAGCGGCGGTATTCATCTATAAGGATGTCGCCAACCCGACGACGGCGTGGGATAACACGTTTATATCGGAGCTATATGCCGATCCGTGGCAGTTCCTCGCCACATCTGTTAAGAAGATCAAGATGCTTGTCCATTCCAGCGCACAGTCCGATGTCGACATCGCCGGCGTCGTATTTGAAGCTCCGAGCGGAGGAAATATAACCGGCCCGAAGATCGGCGAATTCACCGGCGCAGCGTTCGAGTCGAGTCTCGAAGGCGGCGCGGCCGTGCTAAAAGTGGCCGTGACCGAGTTCGGCGGCGCAGCACTGACCACGAGTGATACGCCGGTCGCCATGATCAAAAACGCGAGCTATCAGACGGGTGTCGTCTCCTGCACGGTGATCGAGGAGTAACCCGTGGCCGACAACATTGCCTTGCCAGCCGCCAGCGGGAACGCAGCGACGCGCTCCGTCACGTATTCGGGTGATACCGCCCACGCCCAGGTGGTCGGCCTGGTTGGATTCTCGGGGTCGGACGACGCCAAGACCGCGGCGGACATTCCAGGCGACGCCACCAACGGACTTGACGTCGATGTGACGCGACTCCCGGCCCTGCCGGCCGGCGATAACAACATCGGCAACGTCGATCTCGTCACCGTCCCGGCACCGCTCTCGACGACCGGCGGCGGGACCGAGGCGACGGCGCTGCGGGTGACGGTCGCGAGCGATTCGACCGGTGTGCTGTCGGTGGACGACAACGGTGCGGCGCTCACCGTGGACAACGGCGGGACGTTCGCCGTGCAGGTGGACGGATCCGAGGTGCGTCAGAAGATCCAAAGCGGCGTCGCCGGGACGGTCTACAAGGTCCGCTTCCAGGCCGATGCCGCGGATGGCTCCCGCTACGTGGAGGCGCGACTGCTCCCCGTCGAGACGGCGTAAATGGCCGCTCACTGGTTCCCGATCCTGAGCGACGGGAAACCGACCTGGGACGCGCTCGCAGACCCGGAGGCCAAAGCGCTCGCGGGGGCGGCCACGATCTCGGGCACGGCGACCGCTGGCCTCGATGTGTCAGGCCCGGTCAGCGTCGGCGCAAACTGGTTCCCGATCCTGACGGACGGGCAGCCGACGTGGAACCTGCTCGTCGAGCCGACCAGCAAGGATCTGTTCGGCGGCGCCACGATCAGCGGCCAGGCGAGCGCCACGCTCGAAGGCATCGTCATCAACGGCGGGGGCACGCTGCCGCCGCTTTCGCTGATCGGGTCTGCGGTAGCTGGCGCGACGGCCGAGGCGGCACTCGGTGATGCGGCCATCGGGATCGCGGGCGATGCGACGGCCGGCGCGACCGCCGACGCCGAAATCGGTCAGGAGGTCGCACTCGCCGGCGCGGCGACCTCGGCCACGGTCACGAGCGGGGATCTGGCGCTCACCGTCTCGCTTGAGGGCGCGGCCATTGTCGGCGCCACGGCGGACGGGGACTTTTCCGCTGATGTAAACCTGCTCGGCGCGGCGGTGTCCGCGACCAGCGGCGATGGTGAGATTGCGATTACGGTCACCCTGTCGGCCGATGCGGTGGCGTCTGCACTCGCATCGGCGGGATTTGACCTCGCGCCCGACATATCGGGCGCTGCCGTGGCCGGGAGTGAGGCGAGCGGAGAACTGACGCAAGTCACGCCGCTGTCGGGCGCCGCGGCCGCCGCGCTGGCGGCAGAGGCGTCGCTCGAGCTGATCCTCAACCTGGCAGGCGTTGCCACTGGTGGCGCAGGCGCTGCGGGCGACCTGTCCGTCCCGAAGGACCTTGTTGGGACTGCCGAGTCCGCGAGTGAGGCCGGCGCCGCGCTGGATCTGGACGCGCCGATGCAGGGCGAGGTCACGGCCGGCGCATCGGCGTCTGCGGCACTGGATATCGTGATCCCGCTGACCGGCTCGGCCTTGGCGAGTGCTGAGGCGAGCGGATCGTGGACCGTGGCGCTGGCCATGTCCGGGGACGCGCTCGCGGCCTCGCTGGCGGGCGGTTACCTGAGCCTGCAGGTCAACCTGCAAGGCGACGCCGTGGTCAGCGTGGTGGCCGGCGTACAGCCGCCCCAGTGGATCAGCGATGCCGTTTTCGAGCAGTGGCCGCACTTGTCCGACCTCACGCAGTACGCGCATCTGGCGAGCCTGACGCAACGTCCGCACATGAGTACTGTGGTGCATCACTGATGGCAACGATCATCGTCAAAGAGGGCGACGGACATACGATAACCGTCACCTGGAAGGACGGCTTCGGTGCGCCCTTTGCACCCTCCACGGTGCGCTATCGCGTGGACTGCATGACCACTGGGACCGAGCGCATCGCATGGACGGCTCTAGCCACCACGTCACCGCTGACTCTCGGTATTCCGGGATCGGCGAACAATATCGTCAGTCCGGCCAACGCATCAGAGGTAAAACAGGTCACGATCCAGGCCAATGCCGGCCTAGACGACCAAAAGACCCTGCTCGCCGAATACGTCGTGCCAAATAACGATTTCGTGTCCTGATGCAGGTCAGCGTCAAGGTGGACGTGGATCGCGCCCTAAAGGCCCTCGATGCCATACCTCGCAACGTGGACCGTGCTGCTGCTACTGCCCTCAATCGGGTAGGCACGACTGCCCATGCGGTCGCAGCCCGTGAGATCAGCCAGGTCACGGGACTGAAGGTGAGCGAGGTCAAGCGATACGTGCCTTTGGCAAAGGCGGACCGGAACACGCTGACGGCGACTCTTTCTGCAAAGCCGTGGGCACCGAACCTGATCCACTTCAGTGCCAGACAGACAAGGCGCGGTGTCAGTGCTAACGCATGGCGCAAACGCAAGGTCTACAAGGGTACGTTCATCGCGAACAAGGGACGCACGGTGTTCAAGCGGGTAGGCAAATTGAGGTTGCCCATTGAGCCGGTGCATGGGCCTAGCGTACCTAGGGAATTCGTGAAACAGCACACATTGGACGCAATACGAAAGACAGTGGGCGAGCGATTCCCAATCGAATTCGAGCGGGCGCTAAAAGCATTGGCGAAGTGAGTCCAAGGTACTCCGGACGGGTGTCGGGCCCTCGGGTCCCGCAGCCGCGAAAATCTGCTAGTTCCAGGGCTCTCTAGGCTTCCTTCCGAATCATGCACTTAGGCGCACTGACACAGACGCAGGCGGCGTCGCTGCTGGGGGTAACGACTCGGGCGCTGCGGGACTGGCACGACGCGCCGCGGAACAAGGATAGCTCCTATCCCGGTCCGGCGCTGGTGGCGTACTACGTCGCGAAGGTGACGGGGGGCGAGGAATACGACGATCAGCGGCAGCGACTGGCCGCCGCTCAGGCTGAAAAGGTCGAGCATGAGAACGCCGTTCGCCGTGGGCAGCTCGCCGACATGGTTGAGGCGGAGCGCCGCTGGACGGACTACGTGGCGAACGCCCGGGCGAAGCTGCTCGGGGTGCCGTCGAAACTCGGGGCTAGGCTGGTGAACATTGGAGACGCAAACGTCATCACGGTCGCGATCCGCGCCGAAATTTACGCAGCCCTCGTCGAGCTATCCGGTCCTAGCAGACATACCGGCGATACTGGCGAAGGTGTCGAAGACGTGGGCGCCGCCGCCGATCCTGACGGTGAGCGAGTGGGCAGACCGCGAGCGAAAGCTCTCAACGGAAAGCAGCGCCGAGCCAGGCCAGTGGCGGACGGATAGGGCGCCGTATCAGCGCGGGATCATGGACGCGGTCTCGGACCCGGCCATAAAGGAAATCTGGGTCCAGAAATCCGCGCAGATCGGTTGGACTGAGATCCTGAACAACGTCATCGGCTACTTCGTCGACCAGGACCCGTCGCCGATCCTGCTGGTACAGCCGACGTTGGAGATGGCCGAGGCGTGGGCGAAGGATCGCTTCGCGCCGATGCTGCGCGATACGCCGGCGTTGCACGGCAAGATCGCCGACCCGAAGGCGCGCGACAGTGGCAACACCTTGCTTCATAAACAGTTTACCGGGGGCCGCCTGACCGTAGCCGGTGCTAACTCGCCGGCTGGTCTGGCGAGCCGTCCGATCCGAATCGTGCTGTTCGACGAGGTGGATCGCTTCCCGACCAGCGCCGGGACGGAGGGCGATCCGGTAAGTCTCGGAGTCAAGCGGGCGCGCACCTTCTGGAATCGCAAAGTACTGGCAGGATCGACGCCGACGATCAAGGGTAGTTCGCGCATCGAGGTCGGCTTCGAGCAGTCCGACCAGCGCTACTACTTCGTGCCGTGTCCGCACTGCAACGAGTTTCAGCGCCTGATCTGGGCGAACGTGCGCTGGCCCGAGGGGCGGCCGGCGGAGGCCGTCTACGTCTGCCAGCACTGCGGCGTGGAACTGACCGACGCCGACAAACCGGACATGCTGGCGCGTGGTGAATGGCGCTCGTCGAAGCCATTTACCGGGACGGCCGGCTTCCATGTGAGCGAACTGTATTCGCCGTGGTCCACCTGGGCCGAGATGGCGGTCGGCTTCCTGGAGGCCAAGCGGCTGCCGGAGACCTTGCAGACGTGGATCAATACCTCGCTCGGCGAGACCTGGGAAGACGCTGACGAGAAGCTGGAGCCGCAGGGCCTGCTCGCTCGCCGTGAAAGCTACACCGCCGACAGCCTGCCGCCCGGCGTGCTGCTGCTCACCGCCGGCACGGACACGCAGGACGACCGGCTCGAGACGACGGTCTGGGGATGGGGCGAGGACGAGGAAGCGTGGCGCGTTGAGCACATCGTGCTCAGGGGCGACCCCGGCGGCGCTGCGCTGTGGAAGGAACACGACGAGATCCTGCGCAGGCGCTGGCGCACCGACGATGGCCGCGAGTTGGTGATCGAGTCCTGTGCGGTGGATTCGGGCGGGCACTACACGGAGCAGGTGTATCGGTACTGCGCCTCGCGGAAACGGGCGCGGGTATGGGCCATCAAGGGCGTGGCCGGCACCGGGCGGCTGGCGTGGCCGAAAAAGGCGAGCAAGGCGAAATACGGGCAACTCTGGCCGATTGGCGTCGATACCGCGAAAGAGGTGCTGTATCAGCGGCTCAAGCGGGTGATCGTGCCGGGGCCGGGTTACGTCCACTTCGACGCCACGGCCGACGAGGAGTGGCTCGAACAGTTGACCAGCGAGACGGTCGTGCATCGCATCACGCAGGGCCGACGGGTGAGGGTCTGGCGGCCGCGTCAGAGCGGCATCCGTCAGGAGGCGCTCGACTGCACGGTGTACGCCTGGTGCGCGTTGCAGGGCCGTGGTGGCGCGGAGCTGTTGCGCCGGCGGACTGCGGCGCCGATCAGTGCGCCGCCCGCTCGTGCAGTGCCGATCTCTGACGCCACGCCGATTGTAATACCCGCGGTGGCGCGCCCGATACCACAGCCGACCCGGCAGCACTGGGTCGGTCAACGCAAAGGATCATGGTTCAGACGATGAGCGCAATCACACTTGAACAGGCACAGGCCCAGCTTTCCGCCCTGCTGTCCGCGCAGGCGTCGAACTTCCGCAGCGTGTCGATTGCGGGACGCAGCGTGACCTATGCGAGCGCGGAGGAGATGGCCGCCGCGATCAACTACTGGACGCGCATGGTCAACGAGCTATCGCGCAAGGCGGCCGGGCTGTCGCGGCATGGCTACTCGGTGGCGGACTTCAGGGGCGGCCGATGAGTTGGCTTGATCGCGTCGTCATTCAGGCGATCTCGCCGCGTTGGGCCGCGCAGCGTGCGCGTGCGCGGATCGCATTCGCCTACTACGAGGCCGCCGAGGTCACCCGACTGCGACGCGAGCGCAAGGATACGCGCTCGGCCAATGCGCAGAACCAGGGCGCGGCCGACTACCTGCGCCGGCAGGCGCGGCACCTCGAGCAGAACTTCGACATCGCCGCCGGCGCATTGGACGTGCTGGTCAATAACACGGTCGGCACCGGCATCGCGCCGGAGCCGCAGGTGTTGCTCAAGGGCGGCGAGCCTGCGGACGAGTTCAACCGCGGCTTGCTGTCGCTGTGGGACGACTGGATTCACAGTCCCGAGGTCACGCGGCAGCACGACTACTACGCGCTGCAACGCCTCGCGGCGCGCACGGCGTTCCGGGATGGCGAGGTGTTCGGCCAGCGGATCACGGGCAAGATCGCCTCGCTCGATCACAACACGCGGGTCCCGTACTCGCTCGAATTGCTCGAGCCGGACTTCGTGCCGCTGGATCTCAACGATCCGCTGCGCAATCTGGTGCAGGGCGTGGTGATGAACGCCTGGGGACAGCCAACCGAGTACCGGGTGTACAAGTCGCACCCTGGCGACACGAATGGACAATTCGTGACGCTGGACACAAAGGGAATCCCGGCGGCCCGCATGATCCACGTAAAACACGTCAAGCGGCTGCACCAGGTGCGCGGCATCTCGGTGTTCGCCTCGGTCATCAACCGTTTTGACGACATCAAGGAAATCGACGAGTCGGAGCGCGTGGCGGCTCGCGTTGCGGCAGCGATGGCGGCGTTCATCAAGAAGGGCACGCCGGATATCTACGAGCCGAGCGATCATCCGATCGATCCGGCGACCGGGCAGCGCATGTTGCGCACGATGGAGATGTCGCCGGGCATGATCTTCGACGATCTGAATCCGGGCGAGGAGGTGGGGTCCATCGGGTCGAACCGGCCGAACAATGCGCTGATCCCGTTTCGGGATTCGCAACTACGCAGCGCGGCCGGCGGCATCGGCACGAGCTATTCGAGCCTGAGCAAGAATTACAACGGCACGTATTCGGCACAGCGGCAGGAGCTGGTCGAACAGTACGGGCATTATCGGACTGTCACGTCTGGCTTTGTCTACCGCTTCTGCCAGCCGGTGTGGGACGGGTTTGTCGAAGCCTCGCTCGCGGCGGGTCTGTTGCCGACGGCGGGCGTGGACATGGCGACGATCTATGACGCCTCGCACACGATGCCGGCGATGCCGTGGATCGATCCGCTGAAGGAAGCGCAGGCGAACGAGATCGACGAGGACCGCGGTTACAAGAGCCGCAGTCGGATCATCCGCGAGCGCGGGCTCAATCCGGACCAGGTGAACCGCGAGATCCAGCGCGATCAGGCGGAGGCCGAACGGCTCGGGCTGAAGCTGGGCGGATCGGGGAAGACGCCAACGCCGGAGGAGCCGGCTACGCCAGATGCGCCAGAGACACCAGCCGCCGTGGCGCACGTCCGCGTCGAACAACCGCCGCCGGTGCCGCGTCGGCTCCGCGTGGTGCGGTCGGAACGCGGCGAGATCACGAGCTTTGAACCCGAGTACGCGCCATGAAGTATGCGCCATCCGTCAAGACGCGACGAATGCAGGCGATTGCCGATGCCATGGATCTGGGTCCGGGTGCCGCCAGTCTCGAAATCGGCAGCGATGGCATGGCTTCGGTACTGGTGACGATTCCGCTCGCTCGCCCGGCTGCGTTTGTGGACGGGGATACGCTGTCGCTGGACAGCCTGCCGCGCAATGGCCGGGCCGTGGCCAGGGGCCAGCCGCGGTCTGCGCGCATCGTGAATGCGGCGGGAACTGTGGTCGTGGACGAGCTGACGGTCGGGCGCGAGGGTACGGACATCATCGTGGATCGCGACTACATCAGCGTCGGGCAGATGCTGGTCATAGAGGGGCCCTGCACGATCCAGCACGCGCCGTGAACGATAGGGCCTAGCCGTGGCGATCACTTACGTCGGCGGCGTCGCGACTGGTCGCAACGGCAACAGCAACTCGACGACGACGCAATCGCTGACCAGCCTGACGGGCGGCAGCAATTCTCAGCCGAGCGAAGGCGATCTGGTCATCGTCTGCTGCGCGGTCGGCTCGCAGGGCAGGGACAGCGCGCAGGCGATCTCCGGGTACAGCACCCTCGGGACGCAGCTAAACCAGTCTGCCGTCACCTACGACTCCTCGATGCAGGTGTCGTACAAGGTGATGACCTCGACGCCGGACACGTCGATCACGATTCCGGCTCAGGGGAACGCTGCAGACGGTCAAGCGTGGGCGGTGATGGTGTTCCGCGGCGTGGACACCTCGACGCCGTTCGACGTGTCGAGCGTGTCGGCGGGCGGGACGGGGACGGGACGGCCGGACCCGGCGGCCATTACGCCGACCACGACTGGTGCGTGGATCGTGGTCGCAGCTGCGGCGGCTGCGTCGGCCACGACGACGGCCTTCACGTTCCCGGCGGACCTGAGCGACGACGCGGTGCAGGCGACCGGCGCGGATACGAACGATGCTCGTGCGTCGATGGCGTATCACGACGACTGGACGTCAGGGTCGTATAACCCGGCCCAGTACACGGGCGGCACGACGGGCGCCAACGACTCGTGGACCGCATGGACGATGGCGCTGCGGCCCGGCGCCGTGGCGGTCGCTCTCGCGGGGGCGGCGACCGCAGGCGCCACGGCCAGCGGCGCGCTAACGCTGACGGTCCCGATTGCGGGTGCCGCAAGTGGCGGCGGTGCGGCGAGCGCGGAGCTTGCGCACACGGTGACGCTGACTGGTGCTGCCGTCACGGCCAGCACGGCGAACGGCGCGGCCAGCGTACAGGTCAACCTCGCCGGTGCTGCGCTCGGCGGGGCCGGGGCCGATGGTGCGCTGTCGCTCACGGTCACGCTCGAGGGCGCGGCGATCCTGTCGGCGCTCGGCGATGCCGCGCTCACGGTAGGCGGCGGCGTGGAAGTGGCGCTCGAAGGAGACGCCACGGCAGGGGCAACGGCCGCGGCTGAGGCGGCCATCAGCAAGCCGCTCATCGGGGCTGCCGATGTCAGCGGACAAGCCGCGGCCGCACTCGCGCTAGGCAAACTGATCGAAGCCTCTGCTACTGCAGGCGGCCAAGCGTCGGCCGCGCTCGCAATCGAGGTACACCTCGCGGGCTCCGCGCTGGCGGCGGTACTCGGCGATGCGGACCTGAGCCACGGCATTCCACTGGCGGGCGGCGCGACGCTCTCAGGTTCGGCGGACGGCGAGATTGTATTCGCGGTCCCGCTCGCCGGTGACGCTCTGGCGACGCTCGTGGCCGGTGGGTCACTGGCAATCAGCATCGGGCTCGGTGGTGCGGCGGTCGCCTCCGCCTCGGCTGCGGCCGTCCTCGACGGCACCGAGGTTCCGCAACTCGCCGAGGATCTGCTGCCGAGGCCACGGGCCCCGCGCGGTCGGTCGATTGTCATTCAGCCGCCCAGGCCGACCTTCGCCTGGCTGAAGGTCGACGAAGCGCCGGATCGCGTGCAGTTCCAAGCGCGCACGGTGGACGCGGCTGACTGGAATTTCGCGACGGGCCGCGCGCAGCAACGAATCTCGGGGCGCGCCCCGATCCTGGAATCGGCGGGTGGCGATGTCGTGTCCCTCGCGCTGGTCCGGGCCGCGATGGGTGGGCGCATTGCGCACCAGGAATCGACGGCCGATGCGCTGCGACTGACGGCCACGAGCAGTGATGACGAATTGATCGCGGCACACCTGCCGGGTGTCTTTGAACTTTTCCGCATGGCCGGATAGGCCGGAGATTTACACATGATCAAGGTAATGGCCCGCGCCAACGGTGCGGCTGAGGTCGAGATTTACGCGCCGATTGGCGAGACGTGGCTCGGCGATGGGATCACGGCCAAGAAATTCCGCGACGACCTCAAGGCGATGGGCGACGTGAAGGACATCACGGTCCGCATCAACTCGCCGGGCGGCGAAGTTTTTGATGGCTTCGCGATCTTCAACGCGCTGAAAGAGCATCCCGCCACGGTGACCGTCTACATCGACGGCCTCGCGGCCTCGATTGCCTCCGTCATTGCGATGGCCGGCGATGAGATCGTGATGGGCGAAGGCGCGATGTTCATGGTCCATTCGCCGTGGATGCTCGCGATGGGCGATGCCGAGGACATGCGCAAGGTCGCCGACATGCTCGATAAGGTCAGCGTCGGCCTTGTCGATGCCTACGAGTCGCGCACCGGCCAGCCGCGCGAGACCGTCGAGTCGTGGATGCAGGGCGAGACCTGGTTCACGCGCGACGAGGCCATCGCCGCCGGACTGGCGGACGGATATTCCATCGATGCACCCAAGTCCGCGTCCGCGTGGACGCCGGGCAAGATCGCCGCGCACGAGATGTTCCGCGCCTTCGCGGCCACACGAGTTTGCAAGCCTCCGCAGGTGACTGCGGAACATTCCCAGTCGGCAGTTGCCGATCCAACCTCAAGAGAGGACGTGACCATGACGACGATTGACACGTCGGCGACTGCTGCAGCCGACATCCGTAACCAGGCGCTCGCCGATGAGTCGGCCCGCCGTTCCGCAATCCGCAACAGCTTCAGCCCGTTCGCCGAGACGCATCGCGTGCTGATGGATGCCTGCCTCGACGACCCGAAGTGCACGCCGGAGATGGCCAGCGAGAAGCTGCTCGCCGCGATCGGCGCAGAGGCGAAGGCGGAGCCGATGCACCCGCAGAACGTCGTGTCCGGCGTCGATGCCCGCGACAAGTTCCTGATTGGCGCACAGGCCGCACTCGCCGCCAAGGCGGGTGTTGCCAAGCGCGAGGAGGGCAACGAGTTCAACGGTGACACGCTCGTGGGTATCGCCAGTAGGGCGCTCACCTTCGTCGGGATCAGCGTTCGCGGCCTTTCGCCAGATGCCATCGCCCGCAAGGTGCTGGCGACCATGACCTCGAGCGACTTCCCGACGCTGCTGTCGAACACGGCGGGCAAGGTGCTGCGCGCGGCCTACGGGAACTTCCCGAACACCTGGAATCTGTGGGCGTCCAAGGGGTCGGTCTCCGACTTCAAGATCGCGCCGCGCATCCAGATCGGCTCGTTCAACTCACTGGCGACGATTCCCGAGGGTGGCGAGTACACCTACGGCTCGCTGTCCGAGGACTACGAGAACGCGCAGGCCGCGACCAAGGGCAAGGCGCTGGCGCTCACCCGGCAGATGGTGGTGAACGACGATCTCGGTGGCTTCACGCGCCGGGCGCAGTTGATGGGCCGTGCGGCTGCACGGACGGTCAACACCGACGTTTACGCCTACCTGACGAGCGGCGGGTCGAACCTCGGTCCGACGTGTTCGGATACCGGCCAGTACTTCAACGCAACGGCGGTGACGACGGCGGGCGGCCACGCGAACTACACCGGCACCGGCACGGCCCTTTCGGTCGCGTCGCTCGGCGTGGGTCGGGTCGCGATGCGCAAGCAGAAGGACAAGGGCCTGAACGACACCCTGAACATCGAGCCGGCCGTGCTGGTCGTCCCGGTGGGCAAGGAGGACCTGGCCCGGCAGTTGATCGCGTCGGAGACCGATCCGGCGTCGACCAACTCGAAGGTCCCGAACATCTACCGCAACCGCTTCGAAGTGGCGTCCGATCCGTACCTGGACGACATCAGCGCGACGGCGTGGTATCTGTTCGCGAACCCGATGGACGTGGCGCCGTTCGAGGTCGTGTTCCTGGACGGCAACGAGACGCCGTTCGTGGACGAGGCCGTGGACTTCGACACGGACGCGATGAAGTTCAAGGTTCGCCTGGACTACGGCGTCGCGACGGGCGACTGGCGCGGCGGTTACCGCAACGCTGGCGCGTAATCCACTCACCTGACAGCACGGGCGGCCCTTCGGGGCCGCTCGCGTTCACCCTTTTCAATTCGAGGATCAAGACATGACGACGAAGTTTGTTCAAGAAGGCAACGTGATCAACTACACGAATGCCGGTTCCGCCATTGCGGCCGGCGACGTGGTGGTCATGGGCCACATGATTGGCGTGGCGCTCACCGACATCGCGGCCAGCGGTGGCGTGGGTGCGGTGGCGATCGAGGGCGTGTTCACGGTGCCGAAGGTCTCGGCGGCCGTGTTCACGCAGGGCGAAAAGCTGATCTTCGACGTGTCGGCGAGTCCGCCGGCCTTCGATGACTCGTCGGCCACGCCGGCGACGGGTGACATCACGGGAGGCGCGGTCGCGATGGTTGCTGGCGCCAACACGGAGACGACCTGCGTCGTCAAGCTGACGCCGGGCAACGCGACGAAGACCTGATGAGCATCGAGTCGGATGCTGTCCGGCTCGCCATGCTGCAAGCCGTGGGCGGCCAGACCATTCTGGCCGTCCGCGGCTCGTTTACGGGCGTGTTCGGCGACGAGTACCTGGCCATCGGCGACGGCGTGGCGGACGTTGAGTCTTCCGGACCCGTCGTGACGTGCCGCAGCTCGGACGTTGCGACGCTCAAGATCGCGAAAGGCGACCGGCTGACGATTGGCGGTGCGTATTACACCGTGGTCGGTCATCGGCCGGACGGAACGGGGATCACGGTATTGCAGGTGCATGAGGAATGAGCCACGTTCGCACGCAAATCCGTGACGCTGCATACGCCGCACTCGTGGCGCAGTTCGGCGAGACGGCGACGGTGTATGCCTCGCGCTACCTGCCGCTCGAGGAGGCCGATCTACCGGCAATCATCGTCTACACCAGCGACGAGGAAGTCGGGGCGGCGACGATGGAAGCCTATGGCCGCTCGCTTGAACTCGTGGTGGAGTCGAAGGCGAAAGGCGCGGACATCGACGCGACCCTCGATGCGCTGCTGGTTCAGGTCGAAGTGGCGCTGAATGCAAACCGGCTGGGCGGGCTGTGCAAGCCGCTCGCGCTCGGCTCGATCACCGCGATCATTGACACCAGCGCCAGCACGCCGCTCGGGCGGCATCGCATCGTCTACCGCGCCGTGTACTTCACGGCGCACGGCAACCCGGAGGCAGCGGCATGACCTCGCTGCGCACCCGCTCGTTTGCCGAGATGCTGACCTTTACGCGCTCGACGACGGCGACTTATTGCAATTCGGCCGGGGTGCTGGTGTCGGCGGCAGCGAACGAACCGCGCGTCGAATACGATCCGGCGACCCATGCAGTGCGCGGTCTGCTGATCGAGGAATCGCGCACGAACTACCTGCTGCGGTCACAGGAATTCGACAACGCGAGCTGGACGAAAACGCGCAGCTCGGTCACGGCGAACCTCGAGCCGGCGCCGGACGGCACCCTGACGGCCGACAAGCTGGTGGAGGATTCAACGCCGAATGAGTCGCACTATTTGCTGCAGACGTACACTAAGGGATCGAGTGCCGAAACGCAGTCCTATGCCGCGTCGGTGTGGGCCAAATCGGCCGGCCGCTCGCAACTGCATTTAAAGTGCCAGGGCAGCTCGGGCACGGCGAATTCGTGCAACGCGACCTTCGACCTCGTGAGCGGCGAGATCACTGCAGGGCCGACGACCTACGGCGCCTGGTCCAACGTGGCGGCGCGCATCGAAGCATGGCCGGACGGCTGGTATCGCTGCTCGCTCACGTTCCTGGTCGACAATGACGCGCAGGCGGCGATCCAGGTCGTGTGCTTTGCCGCGTCGAACGGTGCGACCTCGTACAGCGGCGACGGCACGTCGGGGCTGTACCTGTGGGGCGCGCAGCTGGAGAAGGGCGTGCACCCGACCAGTTACGTCGCCACCACGACCGCGACCGTGACGCGCAGCGCGGACAGTTGCACGATGCCGGTCGCGGATGCGTGGTTTAACGAGCCGGAAGGCACGCTGTTCGCCGAGTTCCTGCTGCTCGGCGAGAACATCACCAGTCCGGTGACCTATCCACGCATTGCGCAACTGGACGACGGATCCGAAGTGGACCGGCATTTGCTGTACATCTCGACGGCCAGCGGCGACCGGATCGCGACGACGACCGTGAACAGCGCGGCGGAAGTCTCGGCGGGGCTTGGCGACTACGTGCCGGGCGTCGCGAATCGCGCCGCGATGGCGTGGCGGCGCAATGACTCCGCGGCCGCGGCGACCGATGCCAGCGTGGTCAGCGACACGGACTGCGAAGTGCCATCGGGACTGACGACGCTGCGTCTCGGCCGGTCGAGCGGCAGCACGTCGCTCAACGGCTATCTGCGCAAGCTCCGCGTCTATCCGCGGCGCATGACGGACGCGGAACTGGCCGCACTGGTCGCCTGAATCGTATTTCTTTCCGCCACCTGGCCGCTGATGCGGCCTTTTTCATTTCGAGGGCTTCAACATGGCTGCTTTTACAACCGACGGTGCACTGATTCAGCGCGAGACTTCGCCGGGAGGCGGGACGTACACCACGATCCCGCAGGCGATGAACATCAAGCTCCCGGCCTGGGAGCGCAAGACGCAGGAGATCGCCGTCCACGACCAGTCTGCGCCGATCGTGAAGACGGGCGGCACGGAGCCGATGGAGTGCTCCTTTGACCTGGCCTGGGATCCCGGCAACAGCACCTATCATCAGACCTTGTTCACGGACTTCACCGCGAAGACGGAGCGCAGCTACCAGGTCGTGCTGCCGGACACCGGCGCCGCGCAATTCCGCTTCAACGCCATCGTGCAGAAGCTCGAAGCGGAGGATCTGGACGCCGAAGGCTCGCCGCTCAAGCTCGCGGTCACGCTCAAGCTCTCGGCGGCGCCGACGATCACATGGTAACGGCTGCCGATCTGTTGTCGGCGCTGCGGGTCGCGAGCCTGCGCGAAGTCGAAGTGGCGGGTCTGCGGGTGCACGTCCGCGGGCTGACGGGCGCGGAGCGCAAGCTCATCGCGGATCGCGCAAAGGACGGCTCACCCGTACAGGCGCACGAACTGGCGGCGCTCTGCCTGTGCGACGAGCAAGGCCGGGCGATGTTCACGGCCGATCAAGCGGCGAGCCTGGCGGACGTGGACGGCGCAGCGGTCGAGAAAGTCGCGACCTCGATTCTCGAAGCGTCCGGCCTCGTGCCGGAGGCGCAGGAGTCGGCCGCAAAAAACTGAGGGGCGATCCGGAGCTGTTGATGTGGCACCGGATCGCCGCTCTGCTCGGCGCGACCGTGGACGAGCTGCGTGCGCGCATGTCCTCGGCGGAATTCGTGGACTGGTGCGCGTTCTACTCCCTCGAGCCGTGGGGGTACGAGGCCGCGACGTGGCGCATGGGCGTGCTCGGCGCGACCGTTGCCAACTATTCCGGCCTGTCGAAAAAGTCCGTGAAGCCCTCGGATTTCTTCCCTGCGCCGGCCGGAAAACGCAAACGCAAGATGGCCGACCCGGAGTTGCACGCGCGTATGAAGGCGGACATCGAGAAAGCCAATGGTCGATGAAGTCAAAGTCAAAATCACCGCCGATGGCTCGCAGGTCGGCCCGGCCGTCGGCAAGGTCAAGAAGGAAATCTCCAGCGTCAAGGACTCGACCGATGTCCTGAGCCAGAAACTCAAGCAGTTCGGCGGCATACTCGCCGGCGCGTTCACTGTCGGCGCCATCACCAGTGCTCTGCGCTCGATCAACTCGGCCGCAGACCAACTCAACGACCTGAGTACGCGCTTGGGCGCCTCGGCCTCCGGCCTGCAGACGCTGCAGATCGCCGCGCAGCAGGCCGGCGGTAGCGCGGCGGGCATGGAGCAGGCACTCGCCAAGCTGCAGACGACCGTGGGGCAGGGCCTCGCCGGCAACAAGGCGGCTGCGCAGGCGTTCGCGCAGCTCGGCCTCTCGGCGCAGGAACTCGCCGGGCTCAAGACTGACGAGGCGATGCAGCGCATCAGTACGGCGCTGTCGTCGGTGCAGAACGATTTTCAGCGCGCGTCGATCGCGCAGGATATTTTCGGCCGGGGCGCGAAGGAGCTGGCGGGATTCTTCGCCGACGCCCCGGGCGCGCTCTCCGAGGTCAATGCCAAGCTCGAGCAGTACGGCGCGAAGCTGAACGACATCGACATCGCCAAGATCGGCGTCATGAACGATGACCTCGCGTTCCAGTCGAAGCTGGTGCAGAACCTCGGCATATCGTTCGTGGCCGACCTCTCGCCCGCGGTCGGCGTGGCGATCGACAGTTTCCAGAACCTGCTCGGCTCGATGGCCGGCGTGTCGAAGTCCGGGCATCTCTTCGGCACGGTCATGACGGCCGGCATCAAGTCCATCGAGGCCGCGGTGCAGGGCCTCATTTCGTGGTTTGAATTGTGGCGCGCGGCCGGCGCGAAACTGTGGCAGGGCCTCACCGCGGGCGCGAGCACGGTGCTCGGCGTGCTGGGCCGTACCGCCGACGCGCTCGGCCTCGACATGGCAGCCGCGCTGCAGCGGGCCTCGGAGAGCGCGGCGGGATGGTCCGCGCAGTTCAAGATCGGCGCGGACGCCGCCTACGCGAGCGCGCAACTGGCGAAGGACGCGGCGATCCAGGCCGGTCTCGACATCCTGCGCGCGGATGAAATCTTCCAGGCGAAGGCCGCCGAGCTCGAGGCCCGGGCCGCCGCCGCCGCCGCGCGTGCACAGGCGTCACAGGGCGCGCTCGGTGTGGGACTGGTGCCGGGAGCGGCGGGTGCGGCGGGCACCGCAGGCACCGCAGGACAACCCGGCGCACTGCTCTCCGATCAGACGCTCGCCGCGACGGCGGATGCGACCCGCTTCGACCCGACGCTAGACCCGAAGGTGTTGCAGCAGGTGCAGATCAACGAGGCGCTACAGGCGCTCGAAGATCAGCACGCGGCGACGATGCTCGGTAAGGTCGAGGCGTTCAACGCCACTTGGCTCGGCCAAATGTTGACGGCCGGTCAGACACAGATCGCCGTCGAGCAGTCGAAGAATCTCATCATTGGTCAGTCGATGGGTCAGCTCGCCGGGATGATGATGAATCAAGGCGGCCGGATCGGCAAAGCCGGCAAGGCGCTCGCGATTGCACAAACTATCTGGGCGACGGCCAGTGCGGCGATGCAGTCGTTCCAGAACGCCGGCGGTTATCCGTGGGGCATTGCGCCGGCCGCGGCCGTCGTCGCTACGGGTCTTGCGCAGCTCGCGAACATCAAGAAAACTAACGTCGGCTCGGCCGGCTCCGTCGCCGGCGTGTCCAAGGGCGGCTCATCTGGCACGTCCCCCGCGCTCTCGAACGACGTCCCCGGCACCGGAGCGACCGGCCAGCCGCTCACGCAGCAGTCGGCCGTGCAGATCATCGTGCAGGGCTCGTTGTTCGCCGCGCAGGAAACCGTGGACTGGCTCACCGACAAGATCGCCGAGAGCGTGCGCGAGCGTGACGTGGTGTTTATCGCGCCGTCGAGTCGACAGGCGATGGAGTTGCGTGGCACATGATCCGGGTCAGTTACACCGCGAGCCGCGAGCTTACCGGCCTGCACGCTTCCGGCGAGGACGTGACCATCTCGTTTTCGGCCTCGGAGTTGACACCGGGCCGCGACGTCTCGCGCGACGTGCAGAAGGCATTGGGCGGCCATCGCGAGACCCTGCACCACTACGGGCTGCGCACCTGGCAGGTCACGACCGGGCCGCTCGAGGCGCACGAGATCGACCAGGTGATCGAGTTCCTGGCGAGCGTGGAGGGCGGCGAGGAATTCACCTTCGAGCCGTGGCGCTACGAGATCGGCCCGTCACTGGATCTCGACTTCACGGTGCAGCGGTTCCGCGTCGCGGAGGCCGCGACCTGCGTGCTCACGAGCGAGGGCTGGTCGCTCGCGCGCCTGATCGGCAGCGGGACCGGCGGCGCGGATGACGTCTACCAGATCAATTTCGGCGTGGTCGAGCAGCCGTGAGAGCGGACCCGACGGCGTTCGCGCTGCAGAATCAGGCCGCCGCGAAGTCGCCGCGATTCGTCGTCAAGATCGAATTCAGCGGCTCCTCCCTCTACCTCTCCAGCCACGACGACATCACAGGCGTCCCGACCACGCATCTCGAAGCGTGCCTCATCGAGCCGTCGATCAGCTCGCAGAAGCTCAATCCCGACCAGGGCCGCGCCGAGATCGGGGCCGCGAGCTTCATGGTGGCCGATCGTTCCGGCGCATTCACCGCGCAGATCCGCGACTTGCTCACCGCTGGCCAGGGCTTGCGCTCCCGCACCTGTCGCTTTTACCTCGGCTACCAGGGCCTCGAGTGGGCCGATTTCGTGCTCGTGGGCACACAGATCGTCAAGGAGGCGAGTTACGACAAGGGCGCGTACCGCATCACCTGTAATGACATCCAGCGTTCGACGCGCAAGGACATCTTCGACCTGGTGACGACGACGATCGCTTCGACCGTGGAGGCGGCGGATACGACGATCTACGTCAACTCGACGGCCGGCTTCGCGAAGCTCAAGCACGGCACGAGCTACACGGACGCCGCGTCCTCGACGGTCGGATACCTCAAAATCAAGGACGAGGTGATCCGCTACACCGGCAGCACCTCCACCAGTTTCACCGGCTGCACGCGCGGCGTGCTCGGCACCGCGGCTGCGCGTTACGTCGCCGATGGCGCAACACCCGCCGCGCGGCGCGAGAAAGTCAGCGAGTACGTCTACCTCGAGCTGCCGGGCGCGAAGCTGGCCTATGCGATCCTGACCGGCGAGCTGTACGGCGACTCGGCGACGCTGCCGACCGGTTGGCACCTCGGCATTTCAACCTCGCTGGTCAAGACGGCGGATTTCACCGGGCTCGGCAAGGATCAGTGGGACACGACGGATGACGCGGCGGGCGTGGTGCTGCGCTTCGAGGGCCTGGGCAAGACCGACGGCAAGGCGTTCATCGAGACCGAGATCCTGCGGCTGCTCGGCCTGTACATGCCGGTCTACTCGGACGGCACGCTCGGCCTGCGGCGCATGACGCGCGTGCTCGCCGACGCCTCCGGCGTCGTGACGCTCGACGAGTCCAACAGCGTCACGGTGGGCGACCTCGAACACGACATGGAGTCGCTGCACAACGCCTTCGCGGTCCACTGGAATTTCAACGGCAAGGACTTCACGCGCACCACGACCTATCTCGACGCCGACAGCGCGGGCGTGCACGGTCGTGCGAGCACGATGGACCTCAAGTTCAAGGGCCTGTTCGGCGGCCGGCACACGGACGGCCTGATCTTCAAGCTCCTGGACTCGATCCGCGACCGCTACAGCGCGCCGCCGTGCCGGCTGCGCGTCGATGTGTTGCACTCGCTGAACCGCATCGAGGTGGGCGACGTAGTGCGCGTCAATCACCGCTGCCTGCGCGACTACGCGGGGGCCGAGGAAATCATTGATCGCGCGTTCGAGGTGCAGTCCGTGTCGGTCAATCACCGCACGGGCGCCGTGGCGCTCAACCTGTTCGGCTCGACGAGCCAGGCGGCGGTGGACACGCCGACCACCAGCACGACCGCGTTGCCGGACGGCTTTTACACCGCGCTCGGCACGAATCTGACCTCGGTGATGACCATTGCCAGCGGTGTCGTTTCGGGCGGACCGTACACGCTGAACGGCACCACGGACCTCACCGCCTCGGGCTCGGTCTGGTATTACGACGGCGATCTGACGATCCCCGAGTCGGTGACGATCAACATCACCGGCAACGTGCAACTTCGCGTCAAGGGCTATCTGACGCTCAACGGCAAGATCCTCGGCACCGGCGGCGGGCTCGCGGGCGTGGCGGACAACTCGAGCGCCACGACTTTGCTCACCGGCAATGCCGGCTGGGTCGGGAACTCACGCGGCCAGGAAGGCTGCAACGTCACTAAGTGCACCTTCGAGAAAACCGGCTACGGCTCGATGGCGCCGCTGGTGACGGGGGCGAAGCACGCGAGCTTTCCGTACCTGGCGCTCGAGGTGTCCGGCACCACGCTCAAGGGCCTGCCGACGGATCTGCGCGGCACGGGCGGCGGGCCGGGCGGCAAGGTCGTGCGCAGCGACGTGTCGATCTTCTCGTGGTCGCGCACGTTCTGGAAATCCGGCGGCACGGGCGCGGCCGGCGGGGCAGGGCTGTGCACGGTGTCGCGCGGTTTCGGCCTCGGTGCCAATGCGCAGATCACGCTCAACGGCCTCTCGACGACGGCGCCCACCGCGCACGAAGTCACCAAGGAGGACGGCAGCCGCTCGAAGCTGATCAAGCTGTATCCGGGCGCCGGCGGTGCGGGCGGGCCGGGCTCGTATCTGTGCCTGATCGACGGCGGGCTGCTCTCCGTCCCGGATCTCGCGGGGCGCTTCGTGGCGCGCACCGGCACGGTGGGCCTGCCGTCCTACAACCAGGCGCTTACCGGCACGGCGGTCGAGGTGTTCAAGTCCGGCACCGGGCCTTTCGTCGGCTACGTCGAGGAGCCGAGCGTGATCTCGGCGCTCGACCTGTCCTATTCGTGTCAGCGCATTCAGTACGTACCGGCGCCCGAGACCGCGACGAATGATAGCGACACGCTGCCGCCGCCGGCCGACGTCGACATCACCAACGGCACCAGCGGCTATTCGGTCACGCTGACGCCGGCGACGGGGACGCCACCGGACACGATCTTCGAGGTCTGGGAGCACACGGCCGCGACACCGTTCTCCAGCGCCGTGAAGCGCGTCGAAGGGGCCGCGACCGGGTTTTTCCTGCCGCGCCCGAACACCACGACGGTCTATGTCTGGGTGCGCGCCCGGCGCCGCACCAGCACCGGCGCGACGATCTACTCCACGACCACGCCCTCGACCACGGGCCTGCCGGCGGCCGCCGCGGCGGTCAGCGGCACCTATGCCGTCGTCACGCCGTCGTCGGTGTCGAAGTCGGCGGCCAGTTCCTCGATGACGACATCGAGCGTGACGGCCTCGCTCGTCGGCGGGACGGGCTCCACCTATTCGTGGGTGCGGCAGTCGGGCTCCACGGCGATCAGCGTCGACAGCGCGAGTGCGGCGACCACGACTTTCAGCGCAACTGGCGTGGCGGCCGGCGCGACGGTCGAAGCGGTGTTCCGCGTGACCGTGAATTCCACGTACACCTTCGACGTCACGGTTTCCTGCAGCAACACGACGAGCACGCTCGGCATCACGGCCAGTCCGACCTCGGTGTCGAAAACCGAGGACGCGAGCACGATCACGACCGCGACCGTGACGGCCTCCGCGACCGGCGGTGCGGGCGGGTACTCGTATGCCTGGACCAAAGTCTCCGGCGGTTCGATCTCGGCGGTGAGCGCGTCCTCGGCCGCCACGACGTTTCAGGCAACGGGCATGACGGACGGCGAGGTGCGCTCGGCCACCATGCGCTGCACCGCGACCGACTCGGCGACCGCGACGGCCACCGTGGACGTGACCGTCACCATCACTCGGCAGGGCATGGTCGTAACCCTGAGCCCGACGTCGCTGTTCAAGACGGGCACGAAATCCTCGATTACCACGGGCACGACGACGGCCACGCCGAGCGGAGGGACCGAGCCGTACACCTATGCGTGGACGCTGCAATCCGGCTCGGGCATCACGGCGGCCGCGCCGAGTTGGGCCGCGACGCAATTCAACGCGGCCGGCATGGCGATCGAGGAGGAGCGCACCGCGACCTTCCGGGTCACGGCGACGGATTCCACCTCGCCGACGCCGCTCACCGCGACACGCGACATCGACATCACCATCATCCGGACCGCGTGAGGCCCCACATGGACGCCGACGAAACCGCCCTGCATACCTGGGAGCGCAAGCTGCTGATCCTCGCTTTTGGCTCATGGGCGGCCGTGGTCGCAGCCTACGGTCAAATGGCCGTCAATCGCATTGACCGGATCGTCGAGCAGATGGAGCGGCAGTTCAACCTCAACAGCGAGGCGCACGCGATCCTCGACCGGCGGCTGACGATTGTGGAGCAGCGTCAAGAGGGCGTCTTGCGGGCGCTCGCGAAGATCGACGCGCACATCGAGGACGAGCTGCGGGGTGAGCATCCGTGAGCTACCGGCTGTCCCGACGCAGCCTGCGCAATCTCGCGGGCGTGCATCCGGACCTGGTGCGGGTCGTGACCGAGGCGCTTAAGGAGACCACCGTCGATTTCGTGGTCATCGAGGGCCTGCGCTCGATTGAGCGTCAGGCGGTACTCGTCGCGGCCGGCGCATCGCAGACGATGGATTCCCGGCACCTGACCGGGCACGCCGTGGACCTCGCCGCGTGGCTCGGTGAGATCAGATGGGACATGGGTTTGTACTATTCGGTCGCCGCCGCGATGCAGCGCGCCTCGAAAGCACGGGCCATCCCGATCCGGTGGGGCGGCTGCTGGCTGCGGCTCGACACGACCGACAAGACGCCAGCGCAGCTCGTCGCGGACTATGCGGCCAGTGCGCGCCTGGCCGGCAAGCGCGCGTACATCGACGCGCCGCATTTCGAGCTACCGAGGGGGATCTACAAATGATGACCATCCGTGACCGTCTCGAAGCGGCGGGCCGCTACCTGCTCGCCCGGCTGCAGGAGCCATCGACCTGGAAAGGACTCGTCCTGATCGTCTCGGCGCTCGGCTGGGCGGAACTCGACGGCTCAAGCAAGGGCGAGGCGCTCATGCAGGGCGGCCTGCTGCTGATCGGCGTGCTCAATGCGGCGATGCCGCAAAAGACGCTGTACCGCGATGGCAACGATCGAGGTTGAGCTGCGGGCCGCACTGGCGGCCCTGGCGCGGGCGCGGGAGGACCTGGCCCATGCCGTCAGCCTGGAACTCCGGGCCGTGGCCGTCCGCGAGATCGCCTCGGCCGAGCTGTCCATCGGCCGGGTGCTGCACCTGATCGCCGGGCGGGCGGCATGATCCCGCTGGCGTGGCTGGAGGTGCTCAAGGCGGTCCCGTGGAAATGGCTCGCCTGGGCGCTCGCAGGGCTCGCTGTGGCCGCGTTCGCGTGGCGGGTGACGGTCTGGTGGGCTGGCTACGTGCGCCTCGCCACGGTCACGGCAGAGGCCGAGGACGCGGCGCGGGAGTACGAGTCGCGCCTGGCGCGGATGGAGCAAAACTGGCGGGCCGCGCAGGCCGCCAGCCGGGGGTATCTCGATGAACTGGAACAGATCCGCAGCCGTCCTTTGCCTGAGTCTCGGGTTATCCGGGTGTGCAAGCCAGCCCGACGTGTGCCAGCCCCCGGAACAGCCGCCCGCGGACCTGATGGTCCCGCCGCCGAAACCGGGAGCGTTTCGGAAAGCGTTGCTTTTGATACTGGACCCGTTTTACTCGTCGGAGACCGATGCGACGAGGTGAGCGCCCGGCTGCGCGCATTGCAGGCGTGGGCCGTCACAGTGACCGACCCCTCCCCGGACTTGCGTCGCGAGCAACTGGTCCATGCGTTCGGGGTCGAATAGAACGCGGACCCCTACCTGCGCGAACGCAGGTGCAAGGCCATTCTTGTCGCGGTTCCGGAACAGGTGCCGCAACTGGTATTCGGTCGCGGGGTAGCGGTCACGGGCCTCGTAACCGCGGATTGGTCGCATCGCCATGTTTCGCTTCTCCACTGTCTGCGCCGCGTTGTGCGGCTCGGCAGGGGGAAGCATGGCGTATTGTTTATTTCGCTGGCGGCGGTCTGACAGACTTCCGCTTTTTCAGTCCCATGCGTTTGCGTCGGTCGCGCAATTGGCGTTCGGAAAGGCGCACGGCCGCCGCGGCATCGGCGAGCTTGGGGCGAGCCAGGTGGAAGTTTGAGCGAGCGTGCTGCGAGTACAGCGCCGACCCCGACGTGGCGTAGGCCTGCGTCGCCCGGTCGGTGCCTGGTTCCACTGCGCCCACCTCGGCAATGAGTCCCGTGCGGGTGGCGCGCTTGATCCACAGCCGTGAGCGGATGTCGGTTTGCTTCTCGCCCGTCTCAGCCGCAATCGCCTTGACCGCCGCACCTCGCACGCTGTTGGCCGTGTCGTTTAAGGCCGCCGCAGCAGCGCCTAGGATCTGATTCGGCAGCAGGTCCAGGCGGCGCATGACTGCCGTAAGGTCCACCTTCACGTCAATTTGCATGGTCGTTTCCTTCGGCCAGGTGGATCAGGAAGTCGAGATGGTGCTGTGCCCGGCCGATGCTGGCCGCCAGGGTCGCGAAGCCACGCCTCGCGGTGCCTGGGTCGGCATCGTCGGCCAGGCCTGCGGCGTCCACCGCAGCATCGCGGATCGCCTTCAGCATCTCGGCCAGTTCGGCCAGTTGTGGACTCAGGTTCATTGCGAAGACCTCCGGTTGTTACGGTTTATGGCAGCTCGAGGGTGGAGTCGGTCAGCAGCCTGTAGACGGCCAGCGTCGTGATATGCCCCCAGCCTGTGAATTGTTGAGAAAGTTCCCTTGCGCGCGTGAGTGCGTCGGGGCTTTGTTGCACCGGTTGGGAGTAAGAGAGGGTTAATTTCTCCTCTACCCGTGCGCGCGATGTAACAATCCCAACAATTGCTCATGCTTCGCCCCTGATCGCCTGCACCACGAGGCGCCGCCGGCCGCTTGCCGTGCGACAGCTTGGCAATATGCAGCCGCAAGAGCCGCCCGTCGGCAATGTCCTCCGGTGAACCGCCGCGGGTCGAATGTCTCGGCCGCGCTGGTGCCGTATTTGCCCCCGATTGTCGCACCTGACTGGCGCAATGTAGTGCTATCTAATTCATGCCCGACACTCCACGAGGGACCGGGCATGAAACTTCGATACCGCTACGCCGAGGCCGCCGAAGTCCTCGGAATTTCCAAGGCTAAGATCTACCGCCGCATCAGCGAAGGCCGGTTGACGCCGGTCTATGACGGGTCGCAACCGTTTCTCACGCACGAGGAAGTGACGCGCTACGCCCACGAGGCGCAGCCAAACCTCGAGCCGTACAAGGCTAAGAGCGTCGCAGCGTAATGCCCTGGCGCGTCATACACGGACGCGACCGCTCGCTGCTCGTGGCAGGCATCGAGGCCGGTCATCCGACGTTTACCCGCGACCCTGCGCGTGCGCTGCATTTTGCAGGGCAGGCAGAGGCTCGCGAGTGGATTGATCGCTGCACCTGCGGCACTTTCGGCGAGCTCGCGTTGATGCGCGAGCCTGGCCGCAGCGAAGGCCGCAAGGGCATGGCGCAGCACTACGGCGCGAGAACCTAACCCCAGAAAAGGAAACGGCCGGGCCGCCGACCAAAGCACCCGACCGGTTCCCAGGAGCAGGAACAGTGAAAGTCTTACCTTTCCCCAAGCAACATTCAAGACGCGCGTGCTCCGGCTGCGGCGCGAGGCACTGAGGATGGCGGTCGTGATACCGCCCGAGAGATTGCCGCCCCCGATCTGCCGCGCGGCCTCAGCCGTGGCCGGCTCCAGCGTGACGAGATAGCGGCGACGGCGGCATGCACGCCTGCGCAGGTCGGTCCGTTTTCTGCGGGGGTGTACCAAGACTCACCAAGCGAACTTGCGCCATTCGCGCCGATTCGCGCCGGTGCAAGTGGCGTGAATCACCGGGAGTAGGGAGACACACCCCGGCGGATTCGCGCCGGGTGTTCTCTCCCTTAGGCGGCGGCGCGAATTGAAAGCGGGTGGCCGGGTGGCGTGAATGGTCCACTGTTCAGCCTTCCCGCCGATTCGCGCCAGTGGACTTCGGCGCGAAATGACGGCCTTCCTCGGTGAGGGTAAGTCGCCTCGACGCCGGTGATCGCGAGCAGATTCCCGGCGTGGCGTATCGCGTTTTTGTCGCTCCAGCAGCCGCGCGCTGCACGCGCCGCAGTAGCGGACAGATTCAGATAGCGGCTTGTGCGTTCGACCGCAGCAGTCGCAGCGGCGCCGGCCGGGGCCACGCTTGAGCTTCGCTGGCCGCGCCGGACTTTGGTATTCTGTGTTTCGCATAGCGACTTGCCTCGCTGTGTTTTCGCCCCGCCGGAGTCGCCCTCTGCGGGGCGATTTCTTTTGGAGCGGTGAGAGTCAGGCCGCCGCTACCGCGCGCCGGTTATGCGGGGTCTCGTCCGGCATCGGCGCCGCGCTGGCCTCTAGGGTTTCGACGGCTTCGGCAAGTGCGCGCGGGGTTGTGAGCCGCCGCCTGCCAACTACAAACGTCCGCAGCACCCCGCGTTCAACGAGCGCGTATGCAATCGGCTTGCTCACGTCGAGAGCAGCCGCGGCTTCGTCCATCGAAAGCGCGAAGATTGGTATTTGGCGCGCGGGGCGCAGGCTCTTGGGTCGCTCGGCTTTCATCGTGTTCGGTCCTCCGGGTTTGCCGGGGACGAACACTAGGCGCGGGATGGTGGCCAGTGTGAGCCACTGGCCAGCGTTACCTATTTTGCCTTGATGTAACGGCGCAGCGTGCGAGCACTCTTCCCGTTTGGCTCGGCCGATATGATGTCCAGCAGGTCATCCTTGTCTGCCTCGGGAAACTTGCGCCGCAGTTCCGCAAAGCGCGCGCACCAGCGGATGTGCTGCGCCTCGCGCGCCGCGGCGGGGCCGTGCGTTTGTGCAGCACATTTGCGGCCACCGCGCATTGTGGCGACGCCCGCGTGGATCGCCCGCGCCCAGGATGCCGTCGCGCGGGTGCGCTCAATAGCGGTGCCCGCATTGAATGCGCGGAGCGCCCGCCAATCGCCACTTGCGAGCCGGGTCGATTCGATTTCAGACAGCGCGTTGATTGCCTGCGCGGCCGCAGGGGAAATCTCGCCCTCCCTGTACTGCACGAATCCACCGTCAATGCTTGCATTCACTGTCCGGGGGAGCAGCGCGCCGGGGGACGCCAGCACTTCGATGCCCTCATGCACGAGGAATTCCCGCAGGGCTGCGCTCCATTCGTCCAGGAGCCGGGCGAGCGGGTCGCCTGACATTCGCTCGGCCCACGCGAGCGCCGTGGCGCGCTCATGCTCGGCCTGCGCGGGCGCCATGGCGCGCTGGTCCTTGCAGGCTTTCAGCGTGACCAGCTTGCGTAAGGTGATGCTCTTGCTCATGGTGAATTACTTCCGATTAAAGGCGCGGCAGAAGGCGAGCGCCACGGCGCGCTCATACTCGGCCTGCGCGAGCGCCGTGGCGCGCTCACACTCGGCCAGTTCGCGGCGCAGGCGCTCGATCTCGTCGGCGGCAAGCTCTGCGACGCATCCCGGCTCAGAGCAGTCGGGTGCATTGCATAGATGCTTTGAGTTCAAATGCATAAGGTGCAGCCGGGCGATCATGTCGTCGCCCTGTGCCTGCGTTCGTATCGCGGGCCGCGTACAATCAACGCGGTCTGCATCGGATTCACTCATGCGAATCTCCCGTCATTGCTTGGCTTTTCGTCCTGTCCGCCGCATTCGTAATGCGCGGGTCGGGGGTTCGAGTCCCTCCTCCGGCACCACCTTGTTTTCCTGCGGTTCCTGACTAGCGGACGGCAGGGCCAGCGCGACCGCTGTGCCTGCGTTTGTGTCCAGCGTCAACGCCCACGGCCGCGTGTCGTCGGGCCGCAGGTGGGCGTAGCGGGCCGGCATCCTCGAACTCGTCCAGCCGCCCATCGTCTGCAACACCCGGTCACTCGCACCGGCTGACGCGAGCCAACTCGCGAACGTGTGCCGCAAGTCATGCCAGCGCACGCCCTCCAATCCCGCCCGCTTCGCCGCCTTCCTGAACGCCACCGTGTTGAACGTCCCGGTGATCGGCACCAACCGCGTCGTGTACTTGTTTACCGGCTTGGGGTACAGGAACACGCGGCCCTCCCGCACGCGATCCCCCGCCACGGCCTCGAGCAGTCTCACCGCCTCCGGCCCCAGGCTCACCCCATGCGCCCGCTTCGTTTTGTAGTGGCTGGACGGCACCCACAGGTGGCCGCGCTCCAAGTCCACTCGATCCCACGTCAGGTCGCGCACGTTCGCCATCCGCAGCCCGGTCAGGACCGAGAACACGGCCGGCGCCCGCAGGTGCGGCGGCAACTCGGCCACCAGCGTCGCGAACTGATCCTGCGTGATCCACGCCGGGTCGCGCTCCGCGACGTGCGCCATCGGCACCGGGGGCGCGTGCGCGATCCAGCCCCACTTCACGCAGGCGTTCAGCACCTGGCGCATCACGGCCATGATCCGGTTCGCGCTCGCGGGCGACTGCGTGCGCTCCACGAACTCCCGCGCAGCCTGCACCACGTCAGCGGTCACGTCGGCCACCGGGATCGAGTTGATCCGCTCGAACTGCTTGAGCGCGTAGAGGTTGCGCTTGCGCGTCGAGTCGCGCCAGCCGGCGGTGCGCTTCAGCCTGTCGGTCGCCTCTTTCCACGTCCGTACCGTCTCGCCTAGCTTGACGGCTCGCCAGTAGCGGGCGCGGAGAGCCGTTTCAAACTCCTCCGCGAGCTTGCGGTCGTGGGTGTTTGCCGATTTGCGAACAAGGCGACCGCCACAGTTGAAGCGGACCCACCAGGCGCCGCCGGGACTTCGCTTGTAGAGGGCCATACGCCTCTCCCGATTCCTTCCACCACCGCCGGGTCCAGCAACCACTTGCGCCCGACCTTCGCCGCCGGGATGCGCTTGTCCGCGATCCAGCGCCGCACCGTGTCGGCGTTGCAGCGCAGCACCTTCGCGGCGTCGTCCACGGTCAGGAACACTTCGGCCTCCTGTTGATCCCAGCGAGATCCGCCGCGAGTTCGAGATCGCGAATGAGCCGCCGCTGGCGGGCCTCCTCGGCGAGCCGGCGTGGGTCGGTCGGGGGGCAGCAGCCACGTCGGCGTCATGCCGCAATCTCCTCAGCATCCGACAGCGCCGTCTCGAGATCCTCCAGCGCCTCGATCGCCTCGCGCGCCTCCTGACTCAGGCCGTCGTCAATCGACTGGTGGCCGTCGAACACCTGCGCGGCCGACTCGGCCACGTCCACCAGCGCGCCCACGACCGCGACCGTGAAGGCGTCGGACTCGAAGGTGTCGAACCAGGCTAGAAGTCGGTCGTAGCTCATGCGTACTCCTCGCGCTTGTGCTCGCGCCGGATGTAGCTTTTCAACGTCGTAACGCCGATCCCAAAACGCCGCGCCACCTGCGACGGCGTGCGACCCAGCGCCGCCCACTCCCGCACCTGCCGCGCCTGCTCCGGCGTCAGCTTCGGCTTGCGGCCGACCATCTGCCTCATTCCTTGATCTCCAGCCGGTCCGACTGCATCAGCCGGCAGCCCGGCACGGAGCCGCGCTATCTCCCGGTCCTTCGCCTCAAGCGCGTCGGCGGCAGCGTTTGCGAGAATGAGGCGACAGTCGGTTGAATGACCTCGGTTGTCCCCCGTATTGCCACAACTGCAAATTGCCATATCCAAGACTCGTTCGATCAGGTCAGTCATGGACGCCTCCTGCGAACATTGCGGCTAATCGTGCCGTAGCCGTAGCCGTAGCCGTAGCCGGAGCCGTAGCCGTAGCCGGAGCCGGAGCCGTAGCCGTAACCGTAGCCGTAGCCGTCGCCGTCGCCGTAGCCGGAGCCGGAGCCGTAGCCGTAGCCGTAGCCGTAGCCGTCGCCGTCGCCGTCGCCGTAGCCGTAGCCGGAGCCGTAGCCGTAGCCGGAGCCGTAGCCGGAGCCGTAGCCGGAGCCGGAGCCGTAGCCGTCGCCGTCGCCGTCGCCGGAGCCGGAGCCGTCGCCGTCGCCGTCGCCGTAGCCGTAGCCGTAGCCGTCGCCGTCGCCGTAGCCGTAGCCGTGGCCGTAACCGACCGGCAATTGCTTAGTTACAGTCCCCATGACTCGTGCACCGGCACGCAGAAAATCTCCGCGTCTGCTGGCATGTCAACGTCCGCGATGTGCCGCAGGTCGGCCCTTGCCGATTTCGGGGCCGCGATCATGGCGGCAAAACCGACCGACTCCCACTTGAACACCCACACGGCCCGCGACAGGTAGATGCGGCCGTTCTCGCGGCGCACGTCGCCCGCGAAGATCCAGCCGCGATCCACGACCACGACAGCGCGATTGCCCGCGGGCTTTGCGTCGGCCCGCACGTACTCCACGCCATTCACTGAAATTCGATCATCCATTTGTGTCTCCTGAGTTAAGGATTCCCCGCCTCATACCAAGTCGGCCTAGACCGGCGAATCAGTCGCTTCCCCGCGCTTGCCTCCAATTCAGAACGAGGCAACAATCCATTCCCGTCGCGCTGTCCATTTCCAGTTGCAGCAGGGTCCAGGTTAGGTCTGTGGTCATGTTTGCACGTCCGAGAACAATGGCGCGTCGTCAACAATGCGATTGCGTGCCATTGACGCATAGTCTGGGTTAATTTCGATCAGTAGCGCATTAATTGACGCGGAAACATTCCGGCAGCGACCGCAGCACGTCCACGCAATCGCCGGTTTCAATGCGAACCGTCATTTACACTCCCCCCGTGGCTTTCTCTCGCCGCGCAAATACGCGGCCAGTGTGCTGCGATTCACGCCGAATCTGCGTGCTTCAGCCGACATGCTGCGGCCCAGCGCGGCCCATGCTCGTAACTACGCTTCCTGCTCCGGGGTCAGTTTTCGCGGCCGACCGTAGACAGTCATTTCACTACCTCTTGTTCAAATAGCCGGATGAGCGTCAGGGCGATCAGGTGCAGGAATTGCTCGGAGTGGTCAAAAGCTGCGGCCTTGTTGCGACTGAGCGTGTCCATGTACGCATGGCAGCCGGAGCAAAGATGGGCGCACAGACAATCAGCAACCTTGATCCCAAGCCCGCCGCCGTAGTTCAGCCTGCGAGCCCCGGTGTAGTGCGCCGCGACCACGGTCCCGTCCTGTATGCCGCAGCGGATGCAGGGCTGGTCACGCGCGGCCTTGAGCAATGTTGGGCTGCGGAAGGTCATGCGCACATCCTTGCAATCTCGTCTTCCAGCGCAGGCAGTTTCACGCCGGGCAGCAAGTGCTGTAGCACCGCATCTTTCGCCCGCATCAAATACGCCTGCCACTCGTCCTGACTCAACTGCGCGAATGCGATACGGCGCGGCAGTTGCAGGGTCTTGTCGCCAATCCGCACCAGGTCTACGTGGCCCGTGAGCAGGCGCAATGCCTGGTCCACCTGCTCGCGGGTCTGTAGCTCCTGGTGGTTGATGGAAACCAATGCGCACAACTGCCAGTAGTAACGCAGTTGCGGGACCGACCGTGGGCGGGTTATCTCGCAGCGCACTGTGGTGCCGACCGGGATGCGCTTGAGCGCAGCCTGTGACTCGGCTTCGTCTGGCGCGAAGCCGGATAGTGTGCGCTTGAGATAGAATTCGGCCATCACTCCCCCTCATACCCGTCCGGGTCAGGGGTGTTTTCCTTGATGTACGGGAGTAGCGCCTCTTTGACCAACTCAACCTCTCCTGAATCGAGTAACTGGTCAAACCCATCATGGGCGTCGAAGCTACCGCAATAGCGAAACGGACCCTCTGGGTCCACTCCCCACTCGAACAGGTCCAATGCGTCGGCCGGGGAAATCCGGTCCAGCCAGTTGCGTAAGATTTCGCTGTCCGTCCTGCCCTCCAACTGGAAGGTATCGTTTGCGAGCTTCTGAGCCTCGCAGGATCGGAGCCAATGAGCCGGGGTTCTCATCGTATCACTGCTCGCTCTTGAAACGCCTTGGAGCCCATAGCGACGAGCGCCTTCCACGCGGAGGGCTTGACGATCCCGCGTGCCTTGAGCGCGTCCATGAGGGCCGTGTAGACCGGGGCATCGGCGTGGATTTCCTGATGCACGGCGAACACTTGGTCCGCATGTACGGTTTCCTCTACGTCCTGCGCGAGGATGTCCGTGACCCTGGATACCAGCGCATCCACTGCGGCGGGTTCTGCGAGTTCGATACCGTCCCGCGCGTTGTGGACCATCGATGGTTCGGCTTCGATGATCGCGCCCGCCTCGTCCGGGTCATAGATGCCAGCGAAGCCAAAGACGACGCGGGCACACTGGATCAGCGCCTTGTGACGCAACATCCGGCGCGGATGCGATTTCCACGGGGCCGTGTCGCGCTTCACTTCGGACAGGTATTCGCGCACCGTGGTCGGGAACTTGCGGTCCTTGCGGTGGATCGTGCATTCGACCCATGAACCATCATCGGCTTCGGTGAACTGCACGCCGTCGCACTGCGGCTGTTCGTTGATGATCCGCGACCAGCCGTCCACGCCGACCACAGGCACAATGCCGTTATTGCGGTCTGGAAATGCGTAGATTTCCTTTGTCCACGGATTCAGGTTGTACTGGTTCGCGACCAGGCACAGCGCCATTAACTGTTCGGTACTGACGTTCCCGCGAAAGGCGGTTGCTTGCAGCGTGACCAGCATCTTGTCAGCGTCGATGCCGTATTTGCTCGCCATCGTTGCGAGCAAGCTCGGTCGGCCGTGTACTTGTACCACTGCGTTCATGCGTTTGTCCGGTGTTCATGCAGGCTCGCCTGGTGAACCTTACCCCGCGCAATGCCATCGACCCGCCTGATCCATCGCCGGTCGCGTGAGGCCCACCACTCGGCCATGAGCCATATGGCGACGTAGGCGAAGCAGACTAAGATCAGTCCTAGTTGGTATGTCATGCGGCCTCCGGGGATTCAGCCTTCGGCGTCCACGGTCGCGCGTGCATCTGGATCAGTGCCACGGCGGCTGCATACTCGTGAGCGTGATCGTTACGTTCGTGTTTTTTTGCGACTGCGGCCATGAACGCGGCCAGCGTGTCCCAGAAACACCCTGCGCGGACGTGGACGCCGTGATCGGTCAGGAATGAAGTAAGCGTGTCGGCTCGCGAGCCAATAGGGCCAATTTGAAGTACCGGACGCGGGCCGACCGTGAGCAGGCCGGTGCCGTCACCCGCAGTCAGTTTCGCGCCACGGAGGTCCGCGCCACGGGGGTCCGCGCCACCGAGGTCCGCGCAACGGAGGTACGCGCGGGTCTTAACCGCAAATTCAACGGCGAGATTCCTCGACTCAGTTTCGGCCGTGAACAGGACGTGCCCGCTGAATCTGTGCTTGATCTCGAATTTCATGCGGCCTCCCGGGGCAGGGGGTGAATCACAAGCCCTAAGTCCGGGTCATTGGAAATCGTGAGCCCGTGGCTCGCCAGCGCGTGCGCTAGCGTTACGATGCACACGTCCTCGCGGATTGCTGCACGCTGGTAGGCGTGCAGCGCGCCTTCGCGCTTGCGCTGCAGGATCCGGTCCACCTGGCGCTTGACCTCGAATACCGCCCGCGCGTCGAAAATTTCGGTCATTGCAAATCCTCTGCCATCGCGCGCCGCCCGGCCTCCAAGCCGCGCAGCCGCTTGAGCCACTTGCGAGACGGCGCGAGCCGCTCGATGCAAAACGCCCCCACGATCAGCGGCAGCAGGAACGCGACCAGGATCGCGAGCGACCAGAAAAGCTGCGTCCTCATCGCGACTCCCTCGCCAGCGCCCGCCGATCCGCCCGCACCGGATCGTCGAACGGCACTTCGGCGCGCTCGATCTGCTCGCGGATCAGAGCGGCGCTGTAGGCCGCGTCCTTCGCGCAGGCGCGGCGCAACGCGTCGTGCAAGAGCCTCCAAGAGGTTGTCTGCGGATTTCGCGCTAGCACCGCGTCGCCCAGCAGCCGCGCCTGAAACGGCGTCAGTGAGTCGAGCAGATCGCTCACCATCTGCGCCGGAGCGTGCGGATACTCGACGGCAACCCAAGCCTCCAGCGTGCGGCTGTTGACGCGCGAGCACACGTCGTCCGTGCCTAAATCCGAATCCGACGCCGCCAGCTCGGCCACGAAATCGTCGAAGGTCATCGCTGTCTCCGCAGCCGGTGGGGCCGGCAACAAGGGAAATCATTCCCGAAGTTGCTGCCGGTGTCAAGGAAAACATTCCCGGCTGCGGTCGCACGAATGGAGCGGGCCGCAGTGCGCCCGGAGATCCGGAAACCGTCAGGAAATCAAGCTGCGCCGAATCTCGCAGCCGCGGCACGCCCGCCGGGCGTATCGAGCGGCAGCAGCTCGTGGCCGTGACACGCCCGGCAAACCGGCTGGCGGGTCGTCAGGCGCCAGAGGGTGTAAATCAGCCCTGGGACCAAGAAACACAGCCACAGGATGATCTCGATCAGAAAGGATCCGCGGGTTTCCGTTCTCGGTTTGCCGACCGTGCCGCAGGACGCGCAAATGACTTGTTTGGCCATCGGTCATCCCTTCTTGTAGCGCGCCGCCATCTCGGCGACACGGAGAATGTTATCCCTTCCGTCCGGGTTGGCGGATACGTAGTTACTGATGAGATCCGGCAGGCCGTGGTTTCGCAGCATGTCGCCCGGCAGGTCTGGAATCAGCAATTGCCAGCCTGACAGGCCGAATACGGCCGCAACCTGATCCACCTTTTCGGGCCGCGGGTCATAGCGGCCGTTGACCATGTTGTTCACGGTCTTGATGTCCACGCCGGCGCGGCGGGCGATCTCCGGTCCGTTCAACGCGGACGATTCCATCAACACGCGCAGATTGCGCGCCAGGGAGACCCGCGGTTTCGGCCGATTTGCCACGGCTAATTCTTTCCCGGTCGGGCGGGAAAGTGCTCCTTGACAAGCAGGGAAATGATTCCCTATAGTCGCGGCACTATGACCGACCTCCTCTCCAAAACACGGGCTCTGCTCGAAGCCTCCGACCTGTCGATTCGTGAAATCGCCGAGGGCGCCGGCCTGCCAGTGACCTATGAATGGCTCAAGAAGTTTGCGGGCGACTACCAGTCGGACCCGACCGTCACGCGAGTACAGGCCCTTCATGACTTCCTCGTGAGGCAAAAGGCGCACGCCGCATGAGCCTCCCGCTGAAAGACTTCCGCCTCGGCATCACCGAAGCTATCGACATCTGGCTCGACGCGGAGGCGGTCGCCTTCAGCACCGACAAGGCGGCAATCGCGCGCGAGATCCTGCAGGCGTGGGCACGGCGGAAGGCACATGCCTACAAGGTAGCCACCAAGCGTTTCGCGGCAAACGGAGTCCAGCCGGAATTCGACTGGCAGGAGCCGGAAGATGCCGGAGCGACCTCCAGGGGAGGCCGGCGGTGAGGGCGCGCAATCTGAAGCCGTCCATTTTCCGGAATGAGCTTCTCGCCCTCTCGGATCCCATCTACACCATCGTATTCGCAGGACTATGGTGCCTGTCGGATAGGGCCGGAAGGCTTGAAGACCGGCCGGCGAAGATCCACCTGGAAATCAATCCCGGCCGCGCGTTCGACCTGACCGAAACATCCCTGCAATGGCTGTCTGACCGGGGATTCATCACCCGCTACGAGGCCGGGAAAGTCCGGTACATACAGGTCGTCAACTTCGCAAAACACCAGAATCCACACGTTAAAGAGCCACAAAGCACCATACCAGCACCATGTGAGTCTGGTGCTAGCACAGTTCCAGCCCGTCTGACTCCTGATTCCGGATTCCGGATTCCTGACTCCGGACTCCTGACTCCTGACTGCTCTCCTCCGGAGAGTGGGCGGCCGCGCAAGCGCGCCGCCACGCGCACATGCCCGGATGATTTCGAGTTGACCGTCGAGATGATCGGATGGGCCGAGAAGAACTGCCCAGGCGTTGACGTCGATCGAGAGACGGCGGCGTTCAAGGATTACACCTTCGCGAACGGTAAAACCGACTGGGTGAAGACCTGGCGGAATTGGATGCGGAAGGCGAAGCCCGCCGCAGGCCGGCGGCTGACGAAGTACGAAGAATCGATGGCGGAACTCGATCGCAGGAGTGCTCAACGTGACACCTCAGCAGCTGGACCACCTGTGGCGGCTCTTGGGTCAGACCTATGGCCACAAGTTCGCGGATCAATACGGCCCGTCGCCGAACGAGGCGTGGGTGGCGGCGATGGTGAATATGACGGCGGAACAAGCGAAATTCGCCTTCCGAAAGCTGGTTGACGGTGGCTCACCTTTCCCACCGACCCTCCCCGAATTCGTGGCACTCGCGAGAGGTGCTCCACGGTCGGAGGTTCGCTACGACGCTAACGGTGTCGCCTACATTCACGGCGACCGGCCGGCAATTCTGACGCATGAGAAGCCAACCATGACCGATGACCAGGTTGAGCGTCGAAGGCAGGAGATGTTCTCAGCACTCGGCAGGCGAGTACCCGGCAGTGACCGATGAAGACCTCGACGCTCGGTTGGCTCGAATCGCAGCTCGCCTGGCAGCGCGAAAGTCCGAAGTCCGTGCGCAGATCGAACGCGATCCGGAACTACTCGCGCTGGCCGAGGCGTGCCGCGAAGTCTTCGGCGCCCGGCTCGCCTACGTCCGCGTTGGAACTTTCGAGCAAGGCCGCCGCGCGGCCTTCGACGAAGAATCGCACCCGTTCAATTCCGACTTGAGGCCGAGCCATGCAGCAACTCGACATGCTGACGCCGACACCGCTCCCGCGCGGCCTGACGCGGCGAACGGATCCGGAAACGAGCCGTATCGCGGCCGAGCGGCTGCGGGCCAGCGGCGCGCTCGGAAGACAGGCCGAGGCGGTGCTGGCGGCCGTGACCCGATGGCCTGGCTCGACGGCCGTTGAACTGGCGCGGCACGCGCAACTGGACCGCTACGCCGTGAGCCGGCGGCTGCCGGAACTACAGAGGCAGGGCAGGGTCCGGCGCGGTCCACCACGCGAATGCACCGTCAACGGCCGGCCGCAGAGCACTTGGAGGCCGGTGTGAGCGGATCGCGATGTTTGCAAGGCAGACCGCCTGGCTCGGAGGCCGAGCCGGCCAGGCGGTCCGGCGGCGTAGTGGCGGGAAGCGGCGTGCGCCGACAGGGCGCGGATTGTATGCGAGGGGACGTCAGATGACCACGCTCCACCTCCCGCGCGTCTCGGAGGATCTGGAGCAGTGCCATCTGTTCGACTGGCTGCGGCTCACGCGCTGGCGCGGTCGGGCGCTGGCGGACTACGCGTGGCACACTCCGAACGGGGGATCGCGCAACGTCCGCGAAGCCGTGAAGCTGAAGCGCCTTGGGGTCAAGCCAGGCGTGCCGGACGTGACCCTAGCAATCCCGGCCGTCGGTTTCCACGGCCTCTACCTCGAACTCAAGGCGCACGGCGGGCGCGTGAGTCCGGAGCAGCGCGCGGTGCATGAGCTGCTGCGGGAGCAGGGATACCGGGTCGAGGTGCCGTTCGGCTGGGTCGAGGCGGCCAAGGCGATCGAGCGGTATCTGGGCGTCGCCGGGACGCTGCAGGAGTGGGGGTGATGGTCCGGCGCCGGGATGCGATTGACCAGTTGTGCTACTCCTGGGCGCGGGTGCGGCGTCAGTTACTCGGCCTGTCCACGCCGCTGCAGGCGCGGGAGTACATCGGCGCGATCCGCTCGACCCTGGGTCAGCGGCGGGACTTGCACGCCGGGGCGCGTTCGCCGGGGCGCGTGGAGCAGCACTTCCCGGAGGTCTACGTCGGAGACATTGCCACCGTGAACGCGGCCTATTGGCGAATGCCACCGGTGCTGAAGGAGACGATGGACTGGCACTACGTGCTGCAGGAACCGCGCTCAAAGACGGTTCGGGCCGACCTGCTCGGGATCTCGGTGCGGGAGTATTGGCTGCGGGTGCAGCGCGCCAAAACCTTCGTCGAGGGGGCCTTCTCGATCGTCGACACGGTGCGGGCTGAAAGTGTGTGCACACTTTTGCCTCGCTGACGTGTTATCTACGTGCCCCGTACAAATTTCTTCGGACCCTGTACTCCCCATCCTGGGTCCACGCGCCGCCTTCGGGCGGCGTTTTGTTTCAGGCGCCGACCCGGCCAGCACATCTCTCGCACCTACTACGCGATGACCGCGCGTTCGGCGCCGACCTTTTCGTGATCGACTGACCCCAACGGAGACCCATCCATGTCCGCATTCCGCAAGTGGTTCGGCGCCACGCTGCTCGCCGCCGCCTCGCTGTTCGCCGCATCGCTCGTCCACGCGCAGGCACTCAGCGACTACGCCGAAAACGCCACGGTCGACGCGCTGTTCCGCGGCCAGTCGCTCGGCGCGCCGGCGACGCTGTACTTCGGCCTGTCGACCACGGCCTGTTCGGATTCCAGTTTCGGCACCGAAGTCACCGGCGGCTCGTATGCCCGCAAGGATGTCACCGCGTCGCTCGCGAACTTCGCCGGCACGCAGTCGGCGGGATCGACTACTGCCAGCACGGGCACGGGCGGGCAGACCTCGAACAATGCGGCAATTACCTTCGTCACTCCCACGGCAGGCTGGGGCACGGTGACGCACTGGTTTATCGCTGACGCCAGCACGTCCGGAAATATCTGGATCTGCGATGACCTGACGACCTCGAAAACGATCAACAGCGGCGATTCTGTGAGTTTCGCCATAGCTGCGATGACGATCACTTTACAGTGAGTAACAACACCATGTCACCAAAAGCACAGGCGCGAGCGGTGCTGCTCGCAACGGTGTTCGCGCTGCTCGTTGGCTGTTCGCAGTCGCCGATTTCCTCGGCGCTGGCGGGCTCGGCTGCGGCGCGTGCGCCGATCATCGTGGGCACGCTGTCGACATCTGCCTGCGAGGCGCAGACCGCGCCGGTGTACACCGCGGCGCAGGTGGCGGTGGAGCGGGCCACGCGTGCGCTCGAGGATGGCCGGCTGGATGCCTCCCTGGCCGAGACAGTGCTGAAACTCGGTCGGGGCGCGAAGGCCGATCTCGACGCGGCGTGTCACGCCGGCACGCTCGACGGCGTGCGGCTCGCGGCGGCGGATGGAGCGGTCGCTCAGATGCAGATGATCCTCGGGGGGGCGCGATGAAACTCGACGAAGCGCGGGCGCTGTACAAGGCGCTCGAGAAAGCGATTGCCGAGGCGGTCGCGGCCGGCTCGGACGAGGTGAGCGTGCAGAGTGCGCTGTCGGCGCAGCTCGACACGGCGCTCGACGAGCTGGAAGCGGCGATCGCGAAGGCGCGTTCGGGCGACTGACGTGCCGGTGATTTTCACGGCGAAGGGTGTCGCGGAGCTGTACCGCGGCAACCGTCGGCTGTGGCGCGGCACGCCGCCGGCGTCCCTGCTCACCGCGGCGGCCGACGTGATCGCCGCGAAGTCCGGCGGGGCGTCCGGCACGTATAGTGTGCGGCTCGAAAGTGCGACGGTGACTTTTGCGGCGTCGCCGTCGGTCGTGATCAACGGGACGCTGGCACTGCCATGACGCTCGCGCTCGACAGCACGACGCTTGCCGAGTACAAGGCCGAGCTGCCGTCCGCAGCGGACGCGGCGCAGGCGGTCATCGACGCGCTCGCCGATCCGGTGAGCGTGAAAGTCTACGATGGCGGCGGCAACCTCAAGGCGTCCGGTACGATGGGCACGCCGTGGGCCACGCGCTCTGGCGGCATCGTCACCGCGGCCGAGATGTCCGGATTCCAGGTCTCGGGCGCCGGCACGCCGGATCCGGCGACGTGGTATCTGCGCTTCGAGTCTGGCACGCGCTGGGTGAGCGGGAGTTTCGGCGCAGCCGGTTCGGGTGCCGATTTCACTTACGGTGGAACCTGGTCGGTCGGCGCGTCCGGCGAACTCGGCACCGTGCAACTCGCGGTGCAGAGCAATGCCGCACCGTCACTCGTCGGCGCACCGTCCGCGCTGAGCTTCACGCAGGGCACCGGCGGCACCTACAATTTCGCGACGCACGGTTACGACCCGAACGGCGACACGCCGCTGACGTACTCGCTCGTCGGCCAGGCGTACACCGGCATCTCGATTTCGGCGGCGGGACTGCTCACCGTGACTTCAGCGGCGACTGCTGGCGTGCGTGCGCTCACGGTGCGGATCACCGATCCCGCCGGTCTGTACTCGGATTGGTCCTGCACCGTCACGCTGCCGGCGCTTGCGCCATCGTTCACACTCGCGCCGACCTCCGTCAGCGTCAGCGTCGGCCATACGATCCAGTTCGCGGCGACCGACCCGAATCCCGGCGAGGTGCTGACTTACTCGCTCACCACCACGCGCAGCGGCATCACGATCGACAGCAGCACGGGCCTCGTCTCGGTGAGCAGCTCGGCCGCCGGTACGAGCGGCAGCATCGTCGTGCGCGCGACCGATCCGACGGGGCTGTACGCCGAGGCGACCTGCGCGGTGACGGTGCAGGCTGCCGCTTCCAGTACATATCCGTTCGTAAAGATGTCTGGTGGTCCAGCATGGGCACATGGCCCCGGCCAAGTCGGAACATATAGTCTTACTGACGCAAATTCTGGTTTGCGTAAGTGGCAAGACTTTGTTGGTCACAGCGCGGACATTGTTGTTTGTTGGTCATCGCTCTCTAGTCCAACGACTTCAACGTGGTCAGAAATTGAAAGCGGCTGGGGGGCTACCGGCGCGAACTTTAAAGACGCTGTACAAAAGATTGAGCCAACCCGACCAATCGTTCACTGCTATCCGCTGATTCCGGGTGATCTTGGTGGCGGGGTTACAGGTAACGCAGACCT